TTTTTAGGCTTAGATACATCAGGCGGTTCAATAGGGCAATATAGTGTTAATCCGTTTTATATAAATCCGCTTACATTAACAACAGTTAAAGCATCAGGTATAAAGCCACAAGGCAAAAACGGTCAAAGTGTTTTTAAAAATGGCAATCCGCATAAAACAAAGTATTTAACACAAGGTTATAAAGAACTAAGAGATTTAACAGGCCGCCAATCAAATACAGTTGATTTAAATTTTAGCGGTTCATTATTTCAAAGTATTAAAGTAACTGAAAGCGGTAGTGTTAGTGCCATAACTTATACTAATGATGAAATGGCAAATATAATGGTTTTTAATGAAGATAGGTTTGCAAAAGACATTTCAACGGTATCAATAGATGAACGCGAAATGGGCGAAACGGCCGCACGAAATGAACTATTAGCAATTTTAGAAGAAATAGATTTATTATAATGTACGTAACACAAAACATAATAACCGAACTAATTAAGCAAATTGATACTGCAATGTCAGCCGTAAATGTAAACGTTAACGGTAATGGCATAGCTGTAAAAGATACTGCTGGGCAGGTTGTTAGTTTAAATGTTACGCAAAACGGAACACGAAACTATGTTGGCATCACAGACACCTCGGGAGCGGGCTATTATATCCGTACTAATGGTATTGTTTCGGAAACAAGAAAAGCAGCAAATACAAAGCGCGGAAGTTGTGGTATCGAATTGGATGTGCGTGTTCCATTTAAATTAGTTTTTTGGAACTTATGCGCTGATCCGCGTATGTTATTAGATTCGGTTAAGTTTGCGCTGTATGGTGCGAATTTTAAGGGCGTACAATGGCAATACGCAATAGTTAACCCGCGTTTGTTTCCTGTATCAAATGAAATACTACCATGGACTGTTTACGCTTCAGAAACAGGTAAAGATGCAAAGACATTGCAAAGTTTAATGCAAATAGTTAGTATTGATTTTGAATTAAGATATGATTTAGCACTAAATGAAAAGTGCAAACCATTCACGATATGTTAGAATCACTATGCCGCCAAATTTCGCTACCTTGGGGCAATTAGTAGGGGGTTGGAATCAATACCCCCTTTTTTAGAAAATATTTAAATTTATATATATGGCTTGTTGTAATTGTTGTGAAAATACGTTAATTTTGGGCTGTCTTAACAGTTGTGATGCTGTATTTAATACAGGTATTGTTGCAGATGCGCTAACTGAAGGTGTATGGGTTTTGCAGCTTAGTTTTGGAAGTATTTCTGTTTATTACAGTATTGATGTTTTAGATGGTGAAACAGTTATTTTTACAATGCCAAACCTAAACGAAAATTACACATATACTGGCCAGATAATTGACCCTAACGGTGAGGTAGTTAAAATTGAAGTTGACGGCATCGAATATGATTGCATTGAATTTAGTACTAAAGTAGGATTATATAATAATGAAATAAACTTATAAAAAATGATAGACATAGTAAAACTCGCAAATGGTAATGTAGCTATTTATGATTCGACATCGGGCGATTTTATAAACAGCCTTAGCCCTGATATCGTAGAAATTGAATGTAACGTTAACGGCAGCGTTAAAGTAGTTCAAGACAACGGCAGCGTTGAATACATTGACCCGGCAACGGTTCAAAATACTGAAGTAGTACCAGCCGCTGCAATACCTTTTACAGGTGATTGTGCCGACTTAGCCCAATTGTTAAGTACTGATTTTTTTTTTGTAGTTAGCGGTGGCGGTGGTTCACAAGACTTAGCAAGTGTTTTAGGTTTTGGTAATTCGGCAAATGCTGGAATTATAGACTTGGATTACTTAGACTTTGACACAGCAGCAGCACATTCTGTTGCAGTTGGTGAATTGGCGTGGAACAACACAGATGGTACTTTAGATTTAGGTTTACAAGGCGGTTTAAAAAATAAGGTTGGTCAACAATTAGTAGTTAAGGCACGTAACACAAGCGGTTCTACAATAACTAAAGGCAGCGTAGTGAAGGTTGTTGGTGTTGCAGGTGGATTTGTTGGTATAAACTTAGCACAAGCAGACACCGTTGCAAATAGCGAAACAGCCTTTGGAATTGTCGCTGAAGACATCGCAGATAGTAGCAACGGCTTTGTAGCTATAAATGGTATAATTCACGGAGTTAACACAAACGCATTTACTGAAGGTGATATTTTGTATCTAAGTACAGCAACACCGGGAGCATTTACAAATGTTAAACCTGCATCACCTAATTATATAGTTGTTGTTGGTTATGTCGCTAAAAAAAGCGCAACCGATGGACATATTTTATTGCATGTACAAAACGATACAAGACAAGCTGTCGAGATACAACTTGCTGCGAGCGATGAAACTACAGCTTTAACAACTGGAACGGCAAAGGTAACATTCAGAATGCCACACGCAATGACACTAACTTCGGTACGTGCTTCGCTTACAACGGCACAAGCAAGCGGTTCTATATTCACCGTTGACATAAATCAAGGCGGCACATCTGTTTTGGGCACTAAATTGACAATTGACAATACAGAAAAAACAAGCACAACGGCTGCAACAGCTGCAACTATTACGACATCTGCACTAACAGACGACAGCGAAATAACTATTGACATTGACCAAATCGGGAACGGTACTGCAACTGGTCTTAAAATTACTTTAATCGGAACAAGATGATTATAAATCCTTATTCTTTTGGGGTTGCTTATGACCCCGATGCGCAGGCGTTTATTACGGCAGCAGGCATTACAGATAACACGCAAAAAACTGCTATCAATACCTTAGTACTATCACTAAAGGCTAATAATATTTGGCAAAAATTTAAAGCGATTTATCCTTTCGTAGGTGGTACTGCTACAACGCATAAGTTTAACTTAATAAATCCTGCTGATACTAATGCGGCTTTTCGCTTAGTGTTTAATGGTGGATGGACTCATAGTTCAAATGGTGCATTGCCTAATGGCACAAATGCGTACGCAGATACTTTTTTAACTCCAAATACAAGCTTATTATTAAACAGTAGTCATGTTTCTTATTATAGCAGAACTCAAAGTAATGGAACGGAAATTGAAATTGGAAGCTCGACAGCAGGTAACTTCGGAGACCCTCGTACATTACTTGAAATAAGAACCAGCGGAATAACTTATTATGCTGTAAATTCACAAGGTACTTATATATCTTATTCAGATGCGGATAGCAGAGCGTTTTATATAGGCAATAGAACAGGCGCAAGTGTAATAAACGGTTGGAGAAATAGCACAAAGGTAGCAACAGGAACAACAGCAAGTTTTGGATTAAGTACAAGAACTTTTTGGCTTGCAGCTTTAAATTCTGGCGCTTCACCTTTATATTCTACAAAACAATGCGCTTTTGCTTCTATCGGTGACGGCTTAACAGATACAGATGCAGCAAATTTTTACACAGCCGTGCAGGCATTTAACACAACTTTAGCAAGACAAGTATGACATACGTAGGACTTTTAACAGAATCGCAAAAAGATAGCCTTATTGGTCAGCTTTACGACGATGACAGCTATTTTAACCCAATTCAGGATGACTTCGACCAATGGATAATCAGCACAGAGGAAATGGAATTTTGCGTTAATCCTGAATTTATGTGGGTAAAAACATTACCTTTGATAGAATATAAACCTAAACCATCGCCACCATTTCCGCCTTTATAATGCTATCACTTATAACACTTTCAATTTTTGCAGCATTTGCAATTAAGTTTTTGCATTATTGCATCGGTTCACCTATTCAGGGAGAATATTATTCTGGGCGTATATTTTCCGCTTACGGCAAGTTTATTTCTAAACTATACTTAGACTTTGAAGCAAAAGAAAAAAACCGTGTGTGGGCAAAATATAACGCGTGGAAGCAAAAACGCGATAAGGAACTAAACGAAGAACTGAAAAACAAAACAGCTAATGAAGCTGATACTATTTATAAAGAATACCTACAACAAGTAGAATCAATTTATAATGATGTAGAAAACAATATAAAAAATAACCCGTGGTCTATGCTTGGCGCCTGCCCTATCTGTTTTGGTACATGGGTTTCACTATTTACATTTACATTCTTTGTTATATTTGTTCCCCTGCCGTGGTGGTATATCTTCATTGGTACACCTGCTGCGGTAATTGTTTCACGATACATTAAAATTTACTGATGGATTCCCTGACTATTACCGCCGATTCGCTCAGATTAGCATCTGATTCGCTGAACTATTTTATTAAGATTTTGCCCGAAATCAAGAAACAGCTTTTTATCTTAAAGCCGCTTATTATTTGCCTATCATTTTTGCTGTTAGTTGATTTTTTAACAGGTGTTAGAAAAGCTAAAGCATTAGGTGATAAAATACAATCGCGCGGTTTTAGACGCACAATAAATAAAATGAATGATTATTGTTTAGCGATAATTTCAAGTCAGGTTTTCACGTGGATGCTTGATCTTGAAATTACACTTAGTTATTACGTTGCTTTGTTTGTTTGTGGCATTGAACTAAAATCAATTTTTGAAAACGTATCACAAACAACAGGTGTTAATATTATCGGTTATTTTAAAGGTTTTATTCCGAATCCTAAAGATATATTAAAAAAGCCCGGTAAAGATACCGAGCCTAAATAAAGTTTGCTCTTTTGCTGTTTTCATGTGTGGCCGCTGTCTTTTTTAGGCAGCGGTTTTTTACTTTTTTGCTATCAGTATTTCGTGTGTTTCAAACTTAATTAACGCTGCTACTTGCAATATTTTGTTACGCTGAAAGTATTCGTCAGCATCGTGTTCAATATCATTAACTACAACCGTGTTACGGTCCCAGAGTGCAAACTCACAATGTAGCTTAAAGCGGTCCGACATAACAGAACTAAACAAAAATAACGGTATAAAATGTTCGGTTTTAGGTAACTGCCTTATAAGGTCAAAATTAACACATTTGTGATGGTTGCAATAAACAGGCCATACAGATAAATCCGTTGGTATCATGCGCTGGATATCACCCATACCAACGCCTAATTTACGGTCGTAAAATTCTGTTAAATCCTGATGAGGAAACAATTTATTCACCGCTTTCGCTACGCAGTTCATTTTGTGATTTATTGTAAGCTGAAAATAATAATTTTTTGCATTCGTTTAAATACCATTCTGATTGCGATTCTGGCAATGTAGATGCCATCGCAACAACTTCGGCAATAACGGCTACATTGTCGTAGGTACTTTCATTTAGTAGGTCGCGTTCGGTTGGTGTGGCCGCCTTTTCGAAATTATTTACAAATAGATTTATAGATGTATGTAAATCCATAAACCGTTTTTTCATTTCAAATTTTAGCTTCTTAGGTTCAAACTGTGCAATGGCATATTTTGCAGTGCTTAATGCGCCTAATAGTAGCCAAATGTTTTGGGTTAATTCGTTTACTTTTTGCTCACCAATCTTATCAATTAGTGCCGCTTTTTTTTCGTCATTCGTCATGTCCTTTTAGTTTGTTTTGAAGTTCTTCAATTTTATGTAAATATATGTCAATCCTTAGTTCAAGTTCGTCATCGTAAGGCTGTTGATCTTGAATCCACAACAAAGCATCTAAATATCCTTTTTTGTATTCAAGTATCTTTTTTAATCTTAGCTGTTCTGTACGTGTCATAATTTTTTAATATGATTTACCATGTTTGTAAGGTCTTGAAGCATTATAATCTAATTTTGCTTTAATGTGAAAATCTAAATCAATATTAAACTTATGGCTAAAATCTAATAGTCTTATAATTGCATCGGCTATTTCATCTTGTACCGTGTCTTTGATATTTTCTTTAAATCGTTCCGGGGTGCTAATATTTTTGTATTGTAAAATATCTGTTTCGGTTGCCCACTTTTGAGCGCGGTCGGCTTCAATCGCTTCGGCTAATTCACAAACAGTAAGCATAACAACTTCTGTTAATTTGCGATCACCTTCCCAAAATCCGCGCGCGGCGTTACCTTCATGTATTTCTTTTGCTAATTCGTTAAACATGTTATATAAATTTTACTAATTCATCAATTTTAGGAACTCTAATATATTTTTTCTTTTCAATACTATTCATAATTCTAACCCGCGAAATGCCAAAATATAAACATGCTGCATCTACCGACATAAAGTTAATAATTGTATCATTAGATAGTACAGCTTTTACATGCCTGTTTTGTTTTGGTATTTTGCCTAACTGTTCTTTAGCTGCATTTCGATTCTGAATGTATTTATAAACTGATTCAGCAGTTACTAAGCATTCTGTTTTTATATTGCCTAAAGAAACAAAATCTTCAAAATGCTTTACAAATATTTCATCGGGTTTTGCTTCGGTTAAATATCCAAAATTTATTAGCTGTCTTATTCTGGTAGCAGCATAGTTAGGATTTTTAGCGCCGTTAGGTTTTATCAGCTGCATCGCTTGCTCAAACGTTAAATACATATCTTATTTTTATTTTGTGGTCCTGACAGGATTCGAACCTGTATGATGTGTTTACAGCAAACATCTTTTACACACATCTTACTGCTGTTAGTATTTGCCACAGACTATTAGCGTAAACCAAACGCCACAGGACCTAAAAAAAAACCGCCTGAACTTCAAAACAGGCGGCCCAAACTAAAGACCAATGAGTACAACAAAGAAAAAATAAGATAAATATTTTATTTTTGCAACTTAAAATGGCAAATCTGTATCAAATTCTGTTTGTGTTATAACTTCAACTTCTACTGATTGCGCTTTTTGACCTGTATTTATTTTTCTGCAATACGAAGCAATAATATCAGTATAGTATTTGCCTTCATGTTCCCGGTATTCTATTTTGCCTTCAATGAAAAGCATATCGCCCTTTTCAAGTTTAATGTTATTCCAATAGCTGACTTGATGCCATTGGGTTTTTTCTTGCCATTCGCCGTTTTTGTCTTTGCTACTTTCAGATGTTGCAAAGCTAAACTTTGTTAGCGTTTTTTCGCCAAATGTTTTTTGCTCAGGTTCTTTGCCAATCCTACCGATTAGCGTTACGCGGTTTACCATCGTATTTTTTTTTATTTGTTAAAGAATGATTATTAGGTTTTAATTTTCCCTTTGACCATATGTTAAAGTCATCAAAGAAAAATGTTTTTACATCGCCTAATTTATAATATTGATTTTCACGTGTGCAGATAGCTTTATAATTACCCATCGGTAAATGCTGAATTATTAGCCATTCATCGCCTTCTGTCTTATCGTGAAAAAATCGGTACATCATAAATCCAAAGGTCATATTTTTCAATGACACTAATAAGTATTTCAGCATATTTTTTTTCGGTTGCATATCCACATTTTTTTAGACCGTGCGCCCATGCTTTATAATTTAATCTGCTAAGTTTTGTTAAATGCCTGTAATGTTTAGATGTTAGCAGCTTCGAATGATCACGATATGACCACCATGCAGATTTGTAAACTTGAAACTTGTCGCGTGGTGTATCGTCTTTGTAAATAGCATATTTGCCCCTACCGCGATACTTTACGCCAAAGTGATTATTATGTTTAACTGCTAAACTTGAACGCCCTGCATTGGATTCAATAATGCCCTGTGCTAATGTTATGCTTACAGGTATATTATAAAGTTTAGCTTCTTGCTTTGCAGTCTTTAAAAAACGGTTTATATAACGTTCAATGTGATTTTGCTTTGGCTGCTTTTTTAGTGCCGGGAATGTAGCAGAAGTGAATAGCACTACTGCCAAAATTAAAATTGCTGTTTTCATGTGTGTTTAAGTTAAAATGTTTACTAATGCTGCGCCTGTTGCATAGCCTACACCATAGCATAGCGCAAGTTTTAAGCGGTCAAGGTTGTTTTTAGCTTCGATTTGATAGGCAAGGAAGGGCAACCCTAAAAACGGTCCTATAAACGCCCACCAGACCATTGGCAAAAGCTGCCTATCTGAAACAGCTGAAATATAAAACGTGCTTGCTATCTCGATGATGACAGCAGCTACGAATAGAATTAAATATTTCATTTTAAAAGTTGCTCGTTTAGCTGTTTGATTACGTCTTTGAATGCAAATGGAAAACAAGTATATTCCCAAAGATAGAAATCACATTGCTCGTCTGTCCATTCAGACCTAAAATGTTTTACCCAATCTATGAAAGGCATTTTGTTTGCCATGTCGATAGTTAGTTCTGTCATGGTGTGTTTGTCTTAAAGTTAGTAAATTTTATGTCCACATCTTAATGGTGTTCCATCGGTATTAAATATTTGCATAGCAGCTCTATTTTTAACCTTATAAACAAAGCCATTTTCGCATTCTATACTATAATCCCAATGCATTCCTTGTTCATAAGGGTTTGATGGTTCACAAGATTTTGCAATTGAATAAATCACTGCAATAAATAATACAAATGCTAGTAGGTTTTTCATTTTGTATTTGTATTAAAGTTAAAAAAAAATGCTGTCTTTCCAGCTGTCAGGAGTTTTTGTTTAGCGGCCTGCCCTTCTGGAACTACCAAACCAAGTATCATTTATATTCAATAGTTACATTATACCCTAAATGCTCAAGTATCTGCCTAACAATCGTTTCAGTATCTGTATTATGGCATTCAAGTTCAACGCCGTTAACAGTTGTTATTGTGCCGTAATCATGACAGCACCCATCCCCGCAGGTGCTGTCATAATCTTCTAATGTGATGTTAAGGTTTTTTGTAGGTTTCATTGTAGTATTGTTCAGCATCTACACATAATTTCATAGATTTAGATATATTGGATAGCCTTCTTTTTTGTAAATAAGCATCTACAATCTGCTGCTTTTCCATTTCTAAGGCTGCTTGTATATCTAAATCAACCAATCCTTTTTCTTTAATGATTTGCTCAACCAACCATTCTATTGCTGTCTGTTTCATATCATTTCTTTTTATCAATTAACAAAATTAAACC